AACTTATTAGCAACACTTTGTCCTGCGTCTGTATCTAATAATTGTCTTGCAGCGTATGCCGATGTTCCAATAACACCAATACGAAAAAGAGCATCCTTAGTCTGCTCTTTTCTTTTTTCTTTTTTGTATTCAGCAAAATCATTACTTGATGCTACATAGCTTGGTTTGAAACTACGCAAATTATTCCTCTTCTTTTAAAGGCATTACTTCTTTTGGAAAAGCTATTGTGCATATTGCATATCTTCTAAAGACTTCATTTATTGGCAGCTTCTCTACTTCTGAAAATGGAGTACACATAAATCTAGATATAATTGCACACATTGAATTTACTACATGTAGTGTGTTTGCCACTATATTGAATTGATTTATTGTATCTGTTAAATATGCGATGCTGGTTAATGTTATTGCATTTACTATAGTCTCGATAAAGCCAGCTTCACAGTCATCCCAATCTACTGATGTACCTAATCCAATTACCTCGTCAAAGACATTGTGTAAAATGTCTTCTTCGATTTGCATTCTTGAAACTGGATGTTCAATATTTAGATAGTTGACTCTTTCTATTTCGTGCATAGTTAAGAGTCTTGCTGAGATTATTGGGTCCTGATATACAACACGATTAATAGTGAAATGCCCATGAAGTGTTATTAACACTCCTCCATCCGATACATTAAGAATGTTGTAATCCATATTAAATAACCTTAATCATTGATAACGCTGTTTGGTCTGATACAAAGCCAGACTTATAAAGTACTTGTTTTGCTAATGTTTCAACAACTCCAGCCTTTGTTTGGGCCATTGTTTCGATGCTTAATTTTGGCCACAATGAACATCTAGTTAATACAGATTCTTCATATCTCATTTGGTCATTCGCTAGACCACTTTTAATAAGCTGTTTGTATTCAAGACGTTTTAAAGTTCTCCAAATATATAAATCGTCATCATCTCCAATGCTTGATATATAAAATACACCATACATATCTTTCCATTCTTCTAGTTCATATTGAGTTGGAGAACCTTCTTCTCCGTCAAGTGCTGCTAATATAGCTGCAATGCCATCTGTATTTTCTGTTGACTCTGGAATTTGCTCTTCTAATGCTTCTGTCATATTGTTAATTGGTATCATAATGGTCTGTATTTTCCTACAAAATTGTATCTTTGAATCATTTGTCCGTCTTTATCTATATAAGTTTCAGACTCTTTTGATATAACTACACAGTCGACAATTAAAAAGCCACTGCTTTTTTCGTCTACATGTAGATGTTTTGAGTTATTAAATATAACTCTTGTTGTGAAGTAGCGCGGTAATTTATGCAACAGAGGAGTATATATCTTTTTGCTTTTTAGTATATCGTTAGTATATTCACTTACTATTAATTCTTCTTTAGCCAATTGACTTAAGCTTCTACGATTTAAATCTGCAAACGAAAAGTTTGTTAAGTCTGTTTTTTTGGCATCTACTTTTGTAATGTTTCCCACAGCATAATGTATTGCTTGAGTTAAATAGTTTTCATGAATAACGTTAACATCTATGCTGAAGCTTAATATTACATTGCCTCTTGATACAAATGCAAATTCACTATTGCCAAGTCCATAAATTGGCATTGAGCTTATACTGTCTCTGTATCCAAAGCCATATAGTTTATCCATGTAAACTTGATTATCATTATTCTTAGATTCAAAATATATGAACGCGTCAGAGCCGCTATAATAATTATCGTATTTCATATTAAGTCAGATGCCTTGATAATTGAATTGTCTGTTTGTCCAATTGGACTAATGACTGAATCTACTCTATCGTGCTGCAAAACGTCTTGAGCGATATATGATATTGTTGTTTCGGTTATCATATCATTAACTGACATCACTTGGCCATTGTTAATAAACGTCGCACCAGTAATAATCTCTTTAATCATCTTTTCCTGATATTCAGAAGCATACAGTACAATTATGTCGCAAGACAATATGTCGTCTAGCATTAAGTCTGATTGAGACTGTGGTGTAGCAGACATGTTAAGTATTGCTAATTCATCTGCGTATCTTCCAGTTTCTTTGAGCTGTTGTCTTAGTTGTTGTAGACCTAGGATTAGGTCGTCTTCTAAGAACATTGTTTTAATTATTGTTCCAGCCACGTATCTAGGTCCATGTGCAAAGCCATTAATTGTTTTATGACCTAAGCTATGTACCGCCTTCTTGTCTCTGTATACTGAATAACTAATAGATATAACTGACCCCAACCAAATATACATCTGTGCTGGCTCGCTAACAACTGTGCTATTTCCATTTTCAGTCCTATTGATTGTACGCTTTTCGTAATCTATCTTCATTAGAAGATAAGTGTCTGTGCCGCCAACGCTATTATATGTTTTCATCGGTCTGGATGTATCTTTTGTTATATCTGTCATTTATATTCTCCAAAAATAAAAAACCCACACGCGGTGGGTTTGATATTTTGTATATTATTACTATTTGCGCTCAACAACGCGCCAGTCTGTAATTCGTTTTGCTAAAAACGACACTTGCTTTTCGATAACTAGGTCATCAATAGACATTCCACCTGCTGCAGTCATTAATTCTACACCATGAATAATCATTTTGGAAACACTTCCATATTCATTTGCAGCAACCAATGTGATGTCAAATGGTAAGATTTGATCATGTAGTAGTGGTGCTTTTGCAGTTTTTACACTTGCCTCGTTTGTTTTTGCGCCAAGTGTAGTCGCATCAGCATCTGTAAGTCTTGTAGAACCACTTCTTTGTTGAGACCTTGTTACTGACGTTACTGCGCCTTCAGTGCCAAAATTAGAAGTTTCAAGTTTACCAAGATAAACGTTATCTTTTGGAGTTTTCGAAAATGCTTTAACAAGTGTGTCCTGATCGAATACAACAAAAACACATGCACCAGAAACTAAGCGTTTGCCACGAGCAAATGCCACTGGATCAGGCGAACCCATAACGTATACTGGGCCCTTTTCTCTGTCCGACTTGTACGAAACCATTTGCAGCTCACCAAAAACCTGATCTCCGAAAACTGCGGTAATGTCAACTCCAGAAAAACTATTATAAGTAGTAGCCATATTTATTTCTCCCAACGGTGGTCACATCTTGGTGACCACCTTATTTTTTAATTAAATGTCGTATGCCAACACTAATGATTGATTTACTTCGCGTAATTCAAACGCTGGTACTACCACGTATGGAATACGAACTCTACCTTTGCCATTAATTACGGATTGCAATACTACCTGTGCACTGTATTTCAAGATTGCACCAGCGGTAACAGATACTAAGAACTCTGCATCTACAATTGTTTGCATCGCTGCTAATTGTACTGGTCCAAGTCCTTTGCCCAAGAATGGGTCAAGTCTTGCTCTGATGCGGTTTGTAACGTCGGCCACTGTAATTGATGTACTTACATAGTCGTAATCAGAGAATGGACCAGTTGGTAATTCGCCAGATGCGCAAGCAACTGAAGTTCCTTTATCTAAGAATGCAACATATCCTGCACCAGCAATTTCGTTCACTTTTGTTTTCTTCAAAAGGAATGGCAAGCTTACACCAGGAATTGTTCTATTTGTTGTAGAATCTCCAGGCTGTACATTTGTTAAAATGCCCAAGTAGATTGCAGCAGCGTTAACACTACGAGCTGTTAAACCTAATAGTGGAGAACGTGGTGTAGTTACAACAGCTGAAACAACTGATAAGAATTTACCCAAGTCAATTGGAGCGCCACCAGTGTCATACTGAATTGAGCCATCAACATAACCTGTATCTGTACGATAGAAGCCATTTACTTGTGATGTGCTGCCAGACATGAATCTGTTACCAAGCAAACCAGTACCATTAGCTGTAATTTCACCAGTGATGTCTTTTACAGGTAACTGACCAAGCCAAGCATTAACTGCTGCCTTAGTTGCTGCTATCGGCTGAGATGTTCCAATCGCGCCAAATACAAATTTGTCATTTGCTGCCAAGTCATCCAAGAACATACCGAAACGATGTGTGAAGTTAGTTTCATTGTAGCGTAAATCTACAATTGGCTGACCGTTGTCATCAAGTGTGGCATAACTTACAATGCTGGGCTTTTTGAATGTAATTACAATGTCATCGTCCAGAACTGTTGCAGCAGCCAAAGTAACAACATCAGTTGTGGCACTAAATGTGTAACCTGTTGTAAGTGCCAATGGTGCTCCATTGCTAGTTACAGTTAATACAGTTGCATTAACGTCTGCGGCACCTGGGAGTGCAAATTCTGTTAGTCCAGCAGCAACATTTGTAAATGTTACAGTTTGGGTTTTTGGAACATATACAGTCTTAACTGTGCTCCAGTTCCATGTCAACTCTCCGTCTACTTCGGTCGTACGAACATATTCAAGTCTATTTGAAGCAACTGAACCATCGGCAATGTTTGGTGTATCGTGAATAGCCTCAGGAATAATAATGTGAGTAGCAGTAGTTGTCTCTAAGTCCAACAATGCAGCATCAACAAGTTCATATAATTTCTTATATGGAGCATTCATGTTATCTGCACTAGTTCTATAAGTAGCACCAACAACTGTAGCTGGACGACTGAAGATAACTTCAATTGTTGCACCAGCAGTAGGAGCATTAGTGAATAAAATCGCGTCTGCACCACCAGTGCCACCACCTTCGCTGAAGTTGTACGTTGATGGGGCCTGTAATACAGTGTTAATCTTAACAGAGGTAATTAATGTACCTTCGTCTGTTGTGCCAGGCAAATCAAATGCCGCTTGTGATGATACACCAGTGAATGCACTTGTTGTGTCATTTTTTAGACCAGCCAATGCAAGACCTAATGCAACTGGCGCAGAAGGTGTACCAATACGGCCAGTAAACGCAGTGTCGAATCCTACAACAACAAACCTGCCAAGGTCTACTTCAGATCCAGGAACTGTTGAGTAAACAATCTTAGCACCTTCAAAAATGATTAAACATGCTTCGCCAGGATTATTAGGCTGTGGGCCAATGTAAATTGAGTACTTAGTACCGATGCCAAGACTTTCTTCAACTGAAGTAATCTCTGACAAATCACCAAACAATCCTTGGATTGAAGCTGATACACCGCCGATACGGTAGATTGCAATATTCTGTGCGCCACCTAATTTTAATTCATTGGCTGTCTTAATAAGTGGAGAGCTTGCACCAAAAAGTGCAGCTGCCTTATTAAAATCGTCAACGATAAATGGTGTGTTGCTTGTACCAGAAAGTGCAGTAGCAATTACAAGTGCAACAGGGCCAGTAATGGCTGGGCTCGCAGCTAAATTACCATCCAAAAGCTCTAAGTTAATAGATGCCAAGTTATCATACTTAGCCATTAGTTATTTCTCCTAATATATTTTTTAGCACTTATGTGCTTATTTGAGCGTCTATTCTAAACCCCTGCAGTAGCATTGCGGGTAATTGCTCTAATGTTTCTTTTTTTACTGTCTTTACTTCATTTGTTCTAACAAAAAAACTTATTGGTATACCAACTAATTTCTTATTGTCATATTTTGTAGTAAAAATTGGTTCATGTCTACCATTCATTATAAAGACATCAACTGTTTTTCTAATAAAAAAGTATGCAACCGACATAATGCTTTCAACTAGTGAGGCAGTCAATCGAGCGCCGCGTGAAGTTGAAGACCAACATGTCATAGTTATCTCATTGTCATACAGATGTGAATAATGCAGTATTGTGTCATTATTATCTATATCTTTACTTTCGCCTCTGTACATAGGTCTGTATTGTTTAACTCCATGAAATGGAGAACTACCTTGTGCTAGTGAAGCTGGAGCTCTTTTTGTTAATTCAAATGTTACTATATTATGTTCAACATTGAAAGAGTTTGGATATTCTTCTGTAAAAACAAATTTATTATAGTCTGTATCTGCTTGGATATCCATATCTTTAATTAGTAAATTATTAGAATCAAACAAATCATACAAAACATCGAACAAACTGTCAATTGATATTAGACAATTATATTTATTTACATCATCAATTCTACCTCTCTGGTTGCTGACATCTTGTGCTAGTGAATTAATTAGATAGTCATAGGGATGCATATTACACCTCAATCATAGAGGCAATATTATATTCAACTCTGTTATGGTCTAATCTTATTTTTTGTGATGCTGTAATTATAAATTTTTCGTCTGGCTCTAGTGGCATAAATATTGTTCCATTCTCCATTACTTTTGGCACTATTATTATATCTTCATCTCGTAAAACAAATTGTTTTGGAGTAATCATTGTCATGCCTTTATTTTGAGCTTGTGCAACTGGCTTGTAGTGCGCTCCTTCGTCTCCAAGTCTAATGTAGTTGGGTCTCCACATATATCCGTATATTGGTGTCTCATCCCATAGATATCCAACACCATCACAATCTGCACATCCTATACGTCCTTCTTGCGAAACCTTGTTCCAGCATGAGCTACATTTAACCTTTTCACCACCAATCAATCTCGTCTTGCGCTGAATAAATACATTATATTTTGGAGTTCCAAAATCAGTACCATCAAAAAATAAGGCCAACTCATTCTGCAAATCAAGTTCAGATGTATTCATTAGGTTTGCCATAGCCTCCGTAGTATGCCGCAGATGCGCCAATCTTTCCAATATGCTTTGTATTTCTTAGGCCATGCTTCGATGCAGCCATTGGAACGTCTTGCGAGGGTAGCCAATGCCACCACTCTCTATTGGATGAATTGTTATTGATATTGTAATCGCCCTTAACAAATGTTTTCATCATTAAAAGTGATGCATCCATTTGCAACAACATCTGTTTGATTGAATCAAAACACATTTTTGCATCTGCAATTAGTTGGTCTAAATATGTTGGATTGCTATCATACTTTACAGATACCTTAACATCGCCAAGGAATTTAGACTTAGATGTTGACGCTGTTGCTTCAATATTAACAAGGTTAGCTATGCTATATGTAGCATAACACATTGCATAATCTCGCTTAATTATAAATAACTGCTTATCTGTAAGATTCAGATTCATAGAATATAGTGTTAATAAATTATCTATGTCTACTGATGCTGCAAATATAAGTTCTCTGACTTGTGGAAGATACTGTGTTCCGTATCCGTCTAGGAAGATACCACCAAGTACATCGTATTCAGTTGCGTAGAATGGCTCTAGTAATAGGTCTGCTTGAACTGTTACTGGTTGACACACTGTTGTGTCTAATAACTCTATGCCGCTAAGTGTAATGGTTAAGTGTTCATTCATTATATTAATTCCTGAACTGTATATTTATCTACTCCAACTGCTGTTTCTTCTAATTGGATAAGAATCTCTGTTGTGCTAATAACTTTGTATTTCACAATGTATTTTGTATCAAATGAATATAGGTCTAGTTTGCCTAATAGGTAATTATTAAAAGCTTGAGAGAATGAAGCTGTGAATGATAAAGGAGTAATAGATGTAGTATTAAACTCTTTGTCGCTTTTAAGCATTATTTGATTTAGACCAATATAGCTACTAGTGAACTTAATTTCATCTAATGCTGTTTGAGCTGGTGGGCCAGCTTGACCAAATCCATATTGATTATAGAAGCCAACTAAGTCTTGATATTGTAATCTGCCAGAGGGATTATCCTCACTTTTTATTACTTGAGAATCTATAAACGTAGTTATGTTTTGCAATCTACTTGTTGTAGATTTCTCAGATGACGATAGCGTTATTGTGTATCGTTCATTATTAATAAATGGCGTTGACTTGTTTAATCGCAATGATGTGTTGCTGTTTAGCGCTATTGTCTGTGAATTTGTATTAAGGGGTAAGTTTGTGCTAATGGCAACAGAGTCTCTAAATAAAGAGTATCTGATGTTGTTTTCACCTTGAACTATTGCTGATGTCTGAGCTATGTATAAGTCATATACAGCTACATCTGTTAGGTCGACATTGCCAGTTGTTTCCACCGATACATTAGAAGAACCAAAAGAAACCACTTTGTTTACATTGTAATATTTTGCTCTTAAACCAGTGTTAACAAATAAGAAGTATTTTGCATTGGTATAAAGCGGTTCTTTTGGTTTTACCTCTACATTCCATTGTGAGCCACTAGCGGTGATTATAAAGTCAGTGCTTACTGTTCCATAGGTGTCTTTTATGAAATGTATTTGCTTTGCATTTAAATCGCCAGGATGTGGCCACAGCTGATTAGACTGCAGTCTGGACAAAGTAATAATATTAGGCAAGTCACTTACTAGTGGCTCTTTATCGAATACAACATTAATGCTTTCACCTATTGGTAATGCGTCTAGTTGGTGTATTGAGTTCTTAATTGTAATTACTTGTATCGCAGACATAGGAATTAAAGCTCGCTAATTGCAGTGATAACTGCCTTTCTGTTTTTATCTTGTTGTTCAAAATCTAATAGTGCAATTTTATCTTCGTCGCTTAACGCTGCGTTTGATAAGTTTTCTACAACTACTTTTACATTGCCATTAAGCAATTCTTTTAACGAGTCAAAGTATTCAGCTTCTTCTTGTTCTTCTGTTGTAATAACTTCCTCTACAGCTGGACTAATAACCTCTGTAATAACTTCTTCGACAACTACAGCAGTTTCTACAAGTTTTTCGCTAATGTTAAATACTTTATTGAACATTGTCTTAATTTTTATATCTTTTATAAATGCGCCGATGCTAATAGCATCTACATCAGACTGTAACTCACTATTCTTAATTGCACAAGCAATGCCTAGCAAAGTAGAGTCTTCGCAACTTAACAAATCAACCTGAGTTGCACCACTGCTTTTAGTTAACGCTACGTTGCCTAAAAAATAAAATGCACTTCTAATTGTTTTTAAATTGATAACCATATTAATATCCTTACAAAAACGGCGGCATTTAGCCGCCGTATTTTAACTACTCTTAACCATTAAGGTTTTTGAATGATTGGTGCCAATCCGCTGATTGTAGCCTGTGGAGGCAATACAATTTGGTTCGGTTCGATAGATATGTTGCGAGCAACAGAAATACCATGACCTTCGTTGAATTGTGCTAAACCATAACGTTCACGAATCTTAATTTTCTTAATGTCACGAGCTGGGTCATCCCACTCTTGCATTGTTGGATCTTCTGCAATAACAATTGCGCCTGTTTCAGCACTGTCCAACATAATGATTGATGTTGTTTTTGCATTTGCATCAAACGGTACAAAGTGAGTTGGAATCATCATTAGTCCACCAAATGGCAAGTTGATTGGGAATTGTGCAGCTGACTGCTGAGTTCCTTCACGTTCTGCTTGACTTGGGTTAGATGTAGATGCGCCCATTCTGCCTGATTTTTTCCATGCGTCTGGTAGAGACGGATATACGTTTTGTGGCAATCCATTGAACCAGTTACCTGCCATTTTGCCTGTTTCCAAAGCAACTTGACGCATCACTGGGTCTTTGATGAACATTGCCCATGCCAATGGGTGAACCAATACGATATTTGGAGTAAAGCCTCTTTCAAGAGTTTTTGCATACATATCGTACAAGTCTTCAACTGTCATAGAGCCGTTACCAGCACCAGACAAGTTACGACCTGTTGTGCGACCAATTTCCGCTGTTGTTGGAGAAGCGTTGTCAAAAACTACTACGCCTGTGTTGTTTAACATATTGAAAATTTTCTTTTCTTTATGACGAGCAAGAGCGCGACCAGCTTGACGAATGTGCATGCTTAGTACGTCCCACTGAGAGTAACGAATCATTTCTTCTGTTACTTTCAATGCTAGACCACTTTTACCAACCATCGCTGTTGCTGTACCAGCACCAACTTGTAATCCAAATTCTGGATATTCTTGACCGTCGGCCATATCCAAGTTCTGATTACCAATTGCACCCAGAGTACCAAATGTAATCTGTGCGCCATAACCATCAAAACGTAATGGTGTAAGCAATTTTGTACCAACTAAAACTGGTTCAATCGCTTCCTGCATTACTTCTGTAATTACACGCTTAAACATCAATGGTGCATTGGCAACGGAGATAGCATCACCGATTGTCATTCTAGCGCCATCAGGATTTACACCACCACTTGTCATGGTGCTATACATATCCTGGATTTCATCTTTCATTGAAAGTTCTTCGGCTGTCCAAGGAGTAAAGTGAGTTCTACTGTTATTCATTTCTTATCTTTCCTTTATTATTTATTTAACAAAATACGAACAGAGCCATAAGCTCCTGCATATGTAATAGTGTCCGATTTACCCTCGGTAGCTGTGCCAGGCATTTTGTCAAGTTCTGATGGGCCATTCTGTGCTGTACGAACTTTATCTAACAATCCAAATGGACCAGCTCCAAATACTTCTGTTACCTGACCAATGATTTCAGATTCATCTGCAATACCATAGTCATATCCAGTAATAGAATAATTTGAATCTGCATCATAAGTTACATACATACCAGATTTAACTGTTCCGCTAGCTGCAACGCATGCTGCAATACCAACAAATGGAGCAACATCATATGTAGCTTTATTTTGAACAAGTGGTAACTCTAATAGGTATTTACATACAAATGCTACTTTATGTTGTAGGTTAAAGTTAGACACTCTGTAGAATGCTGGATTAACGCCATCGCCACCTGGATGTCTCCAGAAATTGTACATTGATGCTCCAATTGGATTGGACACTGTACGAACTGCAACAGCAGGTTGGGCTGTCAATGTGAAGTAGGACTTAACAACTGGCTCACCAACTGTTACTGCAACCCCTGCAGAATTCTTAACGCCTTGTTGAACATCTAGTGCTGTATACTTTGTAATGCCTACAAGTGCATCTGCAGCAGCAACACCAGCAATTACGCTACCAGCACCATCAAATGCAGCAGCATATGCGGTGGCTTGTTTGCGCAATCCAGCAGGAACTAAAAATCCATCGCTATCAAAGCCAACAAGCTTACCAGCTGACAATACAAAGTATTCACGGAAGTATTCATTATATCTTACTAATGGTAAGTAAGGTGCAGGATTAAAACTACCTGCTGGTCTTACGCCTTCAGAAATTTCAAAGTTTGGTGTGATTTTACCCCAGTCATCCCACTGTTTGTAGTTAGGTTGTCCTTGGATACTAAATTCGCTATACATTATTGATTATCTCCGTCAATTAAAATGTAAAATTCTTAGGAAGCTTTTTATTAGCTTTCAGGTCTTCTAAATATGCGCTAGCAGCTTTAAAGCCTTTTGTTTTTAGCGTTGTTCTATACGCATCATGTATTTCTTTAACAGAAAGAACTTCGTCTGTAGTGGCTGGTACAACTGGCTCTACTACTGCGACTGGTTTACCATTTGCATCTAACACTGTAGCTGGCTCTAAGTTACCATCTTCAACTGGTGTTGAAATAACTGGTTTTTGCGCCATAGATACCAAATCAGCTAGATGGTCTTCAAGAGACAATAGACTTCTTAGGCTTAATGCTGTCTCTCTGTCCTTATCACCAATCTTATCTTCTAATGATAGAATTTGCAACATAACATTGCTTTTATATTTGCTTTCTAAATTAGAGAACGAATCTTCTAATACTGCAGAGTGTTTTTCAAGCGCTCTAACACGTTGAGCTGTGTAAGATTCATCTAGATTAACACTTTTTTTCAAACCGTCAACTACTTTTAATGCAATTGCGTCTAAATGAGCATCTGTCAACACAAGTGGTTCAACACTTGTTGTAACTGGTTCTGCATCTTTTGCTAACGCTGCAAATGCATCTTCTATATTATCTATATTAAATGATTCTTTTGCTTTAATTGTTAAGTTATCTAAGATTTGAGTTTTGGTATCTGAATCTTCAAGATTGTCTTGAATCAGTTTGTGTGCAACAACCAAATGTTCTTTGTCAAACATTGGGATTTGTTTATCGTCCGCAAATACGAATCCAATTGCCGCTGCAGATGCATTCTTTTCTGGCGATGCCAAAGCACCAACTTTCAAAGTCTGCATATAATCTGCAAAGTCAGCATATGTGCCGTATTTAGCTTTAAATTGTTCTAAAGTTAACTTCATATTCTTACTCTTATTTCCTATTGTGAAATCTAGGATTTCAATTGTTGTATTTTCATCGCTGTCCAGAACTTCAGAAATAGCACTCTCGTCCGCTGGCTCGCTTACATATGAAACATGTCTATAATCTAACGTGTCTGCGATATAAAAGCAAGTCTGTTTGTCATAAACTGCTCCTCTGTAGTGTCCACAGTCGCTTTGTTTTTTATTTGTTCCACAAATAGAACAATATCCTGCGGTACTATCACCACCAACTGATACAGTAAGATAGCGTCTATCTAATAATTTTTCAATTGAATCTGCATCATTGATTTCAGCTATAAGCTGTATTTCTCCCAATCCTTTGTATCCAACTTCTTTATACTGTTTAGAGTTTACAAAGTCATTTATTTTTTTAATATATCCTTTGTCCGCAATTGTAGCTTTTTCTAAATATGGATTCAATCCATATGATATATAGTCCGCCTGTTTAACTCTTCCAATTGGTGCTGAATAAGGGTCGTGGTTTGTAGTCACTGGTTTATTATATGGTGCAATAAAACTATTCACACCATCAGACATTCCCTTTGGTGGGTAAAACCAGAAATTCTTATTAACAAGACCAGAATGAGTTGCAGACATTTTTACTCGAATTGATGTTGGTTTTGCACCATCGTTTGCTGAGTCTCTGATGCGTTGTATATCAGAGTCCTGTATTCTTAGTCTGAAATAATTTTTATTGTCCATTTGTTGCTCCGAATATTTGATGTGTTAATGATAATATTTGACTGGATATAAAGTCAACTACATTATCGCTATTATACGAATTTCTATATTTTACTATTGTTGTAATACAATCTGCAATATATTTATCGCAGATTGATGTATTAATGTCAATGTTTTCATCAATAGATTGTATTTCGTCTGCAATTATATTATATAGTCTACCATATTTAAAGGAGTTTGCTCCATCAACAATGTTAATAATATTTTGAATTGAATTATTATGTTGATTTGCTGGTTTAGTAATTGATTTTGTCAAATTAGATGAACCAACCTTAGACTTAGATTTGCTAACTTTTGTTGTTACGGTTTGCGCAGCTTTATGTCCTGCCTTTGCTGTTGCTGCAGAAGCCTTCTGTGCATTCTCGGCAGTCTTAGCAGATGTATTAATACCATGTCTTGTAGTCTTATCTGCTTGCTCTTGATTAGGATCGTATTGTAGCTCTTTAGCCATCTGCTTAAGTTCTTCAGGAGACTTAGGTTTGTGCCCCATTGATTTTCTTGCCTCGTTAATGCTTTGAGCACCCTGAGTCATTTTGTTCAACTGATGTGATTCTTTCTTAATCAAACCTGGTACATCCAAGTCATTAAATTGAAAATACACTTTGTCATCTTCACCAATCATATACTCGTACTGATATTTTCCAGACTCACATAATAGCTCAGCGAATAATTTCTCTGTAATGAACTCTTCTACAGTGTATTGATAATCTATTACTGATTCCTTTAATGATTCTGACAACACTTCTCCAGTTGCTCTACCAGTGGAGTCTCCAACGCCAAAGTCGATACCAGACATACCAAGGCCAATAAAGACTCTTTCTTTGAAGTGATTTAAATAGGATTCAACGCGTAGTGCCAATGACTCAGCGCCAATAGCCTTAATTTCAACTCTCTCAGATGTAACAATGCCACCATCGTCTTCCATCTTGTCTAGGTAAGATGTAGCTATTTCAACTTCAGATGTACCATCCATAAACTTCTTAGCTGGTTGTTTTTCGTTGCCAACCTTAACGTGAATAATTGGAAACAATGATTTATATATCAACGTTTCAATTGACTCTTCTATTCTGCGTAACGCAAGAATATCATCTTTAACTGGTTCTAGTGGAGGAGTACCCATTATAAAGCCAGTACGTTTATTATAATGTAAATGCAATATGGCACTTGCTGGGTATTCAACATACTTACCAGTTTGGATTTTTTGTCTATATGCTATTGGTGTACCAGATTGATCAGTCATAACTTGTACGCTTTCTGGTGGAAGATTAAAATATGCTGCAATAGGATTAACAGATGTTCTATTAATCGTTCTTACTTTACCAGATGAAGAGTTTAGTTTTCTAACTTTGACAACATATGCGTTATGAAATACAACGAGGTTATGTGATGTCTCGCGTATAAGTGCATCAAAGGTTTGTCCACTAACGTAAGCAATCTCTGATAATCTTCTTTTTATATATTTTGCATTCTGTTCATTATTTGAAATTACATCATATCCCTCTTTGAACATTAATGTTCTTTTCTTTAGGAATGCTCTGCATACAAATGATTCAACATCCATAATGCGACCGTATTCATATAGGTCATAGGCATGTGGTCTATAAGAGCCATCTATGCCAGCTGATGGAGCAAAATAAGATAGCATTGGATTACGGACTTTAAATGTTGTAATCTTGTCAACGATGTTTGGATTTTGATTCATCTTAGATGAATAATTTGTTGTTACTACTATGTCACTCATATCTTAACTCAACTGATGTAACTTTGTTGATATAGAGCCAATGTCTATATCCTTAATATTTATTGGTGTATTTACAATATTGATTTTTCCAGTATTGACACTCTTTGGAACAATTGGTACTGATTGGTCTTGTTGTGGTACTGATACCGCTCCAAGATAGTCGATAATTGCTTTTATTTCGTCAGCTGCATTATTTATATTATCTCTGTTGATTTGAACAAAGGTATAATCTCCATTTGTAAATATATCGTCTAATGACACTCTTGGGATAGATGGCTCTAAGCCATCACCATATGTGTTGGTTATATTTGCAGCATCGCTAATTATCTGATTGTAGTCACTATTGTTTATGAAGTCTATCATGTTACATTTAAAGATATCCATGTTATCAACATTTGGAATCTGGCTTTTACCTATTACAATACCTATGTCTGTATTATCCGCTGATGCAATACTTACTTCTTGATCGATTGTATTGGAGATTACAGTCGCTATGTCGTCAATTGTAAAATCTCTAGATGGCACAGTAGCGCCAGTATATTGTGCATATGCTATATTTTCTGACTTACGTTTTATTATCTGCTTAATGAGGTTTATCAATCCTATTAAATTCATAATGCCTTCAACTTGTGTAGCGAACGATGTGCCATTTCTTTTTGCTTCGCACTCAAAATATGTCTTTAATCCAAGTAGGTTTTGTACTTGGTCAGACATACTATTTATTGACTCCTGCAATATGGTATCGACTACTGCATACTGTTCTTTTATGCTTTTAACATCTATTGGATTTGTTTTTGGAATCTGTGACCCAACGCTTCCCATTGCGCTACTAAATGCATCAAATGCAGAACTATTACCCTCCCAGTTGCCAACTGGAATCTTCATCTTCTTGGCACCAGCTACTGACTTAGATATTGCATTGTTACCAAAGTCCTCTATATCTTTTACTGCTGCTGGTACAAGTTCTGTAAATGTCTTCAATGCTTCAAAAATACAAAGGATAGGAGACATCCCTATCTCAATCATTGCGTTTAAAAAGCTAAATAATTTACTTAGTATTTTGCCAATAATAGCCATTATAAAACCAGCCAAGTTAAAATTGCCAAGATTGATAACAGATAGCAATATAGATAGTCTTGCCAACAGCAGTGCTAATAACTTTAGTAGGTCTGGCAAACATAAGAATGACAATAGCATTACCAAGTTTGGTAATGCTCCATTAAGTGACCCTCTTTTGAAGAGATTATTGCCGTTCTTTAAAAATGCAGATATATCACTAAGCAATCCATCTTTGAAAAGCTTTCCATTAATTTTGGGGAATTCTAATTTACAATTAAAGCAATGCTGTCTTGCTCTATTTCTTATTGCAGCTGCAATTGGCGTCTCTGCAAATTTATTTAAATCTTTTTGTAGCTCATCAATCGACTTGCCATTAATCTTATCTGCGTCATTATATACTGCCGCTCTATCTATGTACTCTTGTGCTTCAAGTAATGCTGATATTGGAACTTGAACCAAACACATTTTAGACTGTAATGTGTCTCCATAGAATGAAACTATTTTCTGAGCTGCATACAGCAGCTCTTCTGTTATATTTGTATCTGATGTTATTGTCATATTAAGCTTTGCGCATATTCTGGAACATTAGGTGTTAGTAATATTGGTATAATGGCTGTTCTTCTAAGATGCGGTGTTGGATCTTCTCCAACTCCTATTTTGCCAGATAGTGTAACATTATTTCCTATTAGATTTGGAATCGTTCCAGTTGTGTCTACATACTTAGGCACATTACCAAGTCTCCATAGTAATTGTGATGACTGTACTGGTCTGGCTACAATATATGGCTTACTTAACTCTGTAAACAAACCGTTTGGATTTGGAAACAAAGGTATGTTAGGACTTGTTGGGCTTCCTGGTACAGAGCTAGTGTGAAAGTGTGGCAGTATGTCATGCTTGTGTGGAATCAACGGATGTGTGTGATTAGACACAACAGTGAACAATCTCTGTAATTTAATTTCAACAGATTGCATCCACGCGTATAGCTTTGCTTCAAATATTGTAAAATCTTTAGTAGATACAAAATCTTCAGCAGCGTATTTATACATCCTCATATAGAGGTCAGCTCTCTTTTGCTCTGCGCCCTGTGAATTTGTTCCGCTACTAAATGGTATTGTCATAATGAAAATCTATTTAATACTGTATCTGCTTTATTGGCAGAAGCCTTCTTAACAATCTCTAGACACGTGATTAACATGTCTAGTGTAATGTGGTTATCAGGAATGTCTTCGCCAAATATCTTTAAGATAGACTCATACACATCCTGATTTGCTGTTTTATCATATTCAACAACTGTGTCTTTTACCTTGTCATAAATCTGTCGCTGAAATTCTACTAGTTCAGATACATCAATATCACTCATATTCAATCTCAATCTCTAAAGAATTAATTACTGACATTGGACTAGTTGACTCAAGTAGTATCCATACTGGTATCAATGTGTACGCGGTTGGATTGCTAATAACATAATTATTAAAAGAACCAAGTGTAGCGAACAAAGATAATGTAGGCTCTATGTCACTTATAATTACTTTAGCAGAATAAACACCAAGGTTTGTGGCATCTGTTAATCTGATTGCAACTGTACTTAGTGTTGACTGAACAACAAGGTAATATTTTCTCATAACTGTCTCATATGGGTTAACGGACATTAAATGAGTTGGAACAGCACTTAACTCTTTTAGAGCTTCGTCTGTTGGGTCGTAATAACACAAACCAGCAAGCTGTGACAAGCTAGTTGTGTTGGTAATAGTATCTGTTGGTTGATTTGCATATCTAATCATTTAAAATCTAGCTCTTCTGAATACACCTTGTTTTAATCTCGCTCTCATGCCAGTCTTTCTCGATAGACTACTGTCGCTATTGGACTCTGTATTATATATGCCTTGTAGCCTATTAAACAAGATATCTCTTGATTTTGGTCTTAAACTTTTAACTCTGCCAGATGCAATGTCGGTAAATTTCTCAAGTGGCTCTGCATTTTTCTGTCTTTGTACAGTAATCATCTGCAATGTGCCATGATTTAGCAGGTCAGAGTATTCTAGGTTGAATGCTAATGCAGCCAACATTAGAGCATCTAAGTCGTGGTCTCCAACTGATTCCGATGCAGCTTTATATGTTGGTCTACCAGTTACTCCTCGTTTTTCTTCATAACCCTTCAACTGCTCTATAAGTTTTGCATCTACTCGTGGATGAAATTTAATCATCTTCTTTTCGATAATCTTATTTAGATTGTTAACCATAAAAGGTTTCATATGTTTTTTAATTGGATTACCAGTGTATGGATCTGGTATTTCAATATTAGAGTTAAAATCAATAGCTCTTAATTCAGATAATTTTAAGTCTGGATGACCCATTGGCAAGATGCCAAAATTATCAAATCCATATTTAGTCAATATCTCAATTTGTGTAGAACCAAATCCTCTGTCGACATATAAGTGTTCAAAATTCCACTTTCTATTTAGGTCTATAATTTTTTGCATAGCCATTGTCTGTGTCCATCCCTCTTTGGACACAGTAGCTTTCTCTGCAATAGCAAATACTCTTTTAGCCTTATTAAAAGCTAATGCAAGAATACGTGTTCCAACTTTGTCATGATTCCAGTCACAACCCATTGTAACAATCCACTCATTTCTTTGCGCAAGTATCTCTTCAGCTGTGACTTCTAATTTTAATGCAGTACATGCATCAACATAATACTTTTGAAACACACCGTGCTTAGAGGTACCAAACTCTGCAATAATCTCTTGAACAAAACCAGTTTCATCTGTTGCCTCTCTGAATTCTGAATCCAATTCATCATTATAGTGAGGCAATACAAATGATGGAAAATGAAACTCTTTGTATCTCTTGTTTTTTGATAACTTATACAGCTGCTTCTCGCCATCTGGTGTAGAAGCTGTCCATAATTCTGTATGAGGCTTGTCAGCCAAAATAGCAATAATTGAATTAAAGTCTTTTGCAGTTATATAATCTATTTCATCAATAACGATTAAGTCAGCTCTTTGTCCCCTAATAGATGCAGCTCCAGCTGAACCAGTAGTAAACGCCTTGATTCTTGAGCCATTTGCAAAGTTAATTGTTCTGTTTGGAGACTGCTTGTAGCTGTCTACCAAGTCATCATATGTGCCAAATTCTGGATTCATATTAAACAAGAATTGTAATATTAAGTTTATGATTTCTTCAGATTGAACTTCATATGGTGTAACAATAAGTACCCAATAGTTCTTATTGGTCAAGACTTTGTGTAAGATGTTTAATGCAAGACTATAAGATTTGCCGCGCTCTCCTCCCGCACCTAATAACCTTTCTTGCCGCAGAACATGAACTAATTTGATTTTGATACCAACGAGGTATAAATAATCTTTTTGGATCATCAATCTTCTCTACGTCTATATTACGCTCTGCCCAATGATATGGGTTAGCGGCCTGCTCCATGATGTCCATATCTTCTTCTGTAAAATTATGTTCCTCTTCTGGCTTAATATATAAGCTCTTAGATGCCATACCTTTGCATTTGATAGTTATTTCACCATGTCTCGCTTTTTGATCTTTAATGCATAGCTCACACATCTTATTGATATCGTGATTATAATTCTTGGACTCAAGATATTCCCTCCACGGAATTTCTGCATAGGTCTTAATCTCAGTTCCAGTTTCTCCATCAAACTGACCAAGCAGTTGTGTTGTGTTTAATTCAGCCATTATAGAACTCCACGAAGTATTCCGAGCTTCATTCCCGCAATAATGTTCCACGGTCATTCAAACCAGATTTACTCAATTTATTTAACATTTTTTGTCTATGTGTCATGCTGCTATTGCTACTACCACTTTTACTAACATACATTCCTTTTTCAACTTTTGCAGCAGATTCTTTTAAGAAGTTATTGCTATCAAACATTTGTGTTCCAGCGTATGCCACTGTTGCCGCTGTGAGCGCTGTTAGGCCTCCAGCTGTTCTTCCTATTACCTTGCCCATGCCATTGCCAAAGCCATTATGAACAACGCGTCCTAGCTTGCCAACTGCCATGCCAACCTCTCTTGTTGGCGAGTACACCATCGATGCTGCAAGCATTGGAAGGGTGTATCCAGCCACGTCTTGAGCTTTGTCCCCATGCATCAAACCATACGCCATAAAGCCAGACCCAATAAATTGATTTACGAATCGACTCATCATTGGAGACGTCTTAAGCTGATGAGATGTTACTCTACCAGCAATATTAGAGGCATTTTCTCCAGCTCTGCCAGAACCATTAAGTATGTCCATTTGAAATCTTTGCGGTAGTTTGGCATTAAGCTTTTCCATTTTCTTTGGCATGATGCCTTGCACAGCTCTTTTTAAATGTGTGCCTACACCAGCTCTTTCATACTGTTCTGCATCTAAATCATATGCGCCTCTACGCATATTAAAGTTATTCTTTTCTGCATCCACGTTAGGATTATTTTCAGAACTCCAAAATCCCATGCTGTTTCCCCTTATTTAATATTCATGATGTTTAGTTCTACTGTCCCAATCTGCAAAGCCTGAGCCATGATAGGTTTCTAATTTGCCATATATTCGCATATTTGAGTCAAGGTCATATCGTCTTTCCTGATATTCTTTGCGCTCTTTAATTTGTTTAATCTTGTTTTTAGAAGCATTATCGTCACTTGCACCCATATATATGATGCTGGCTAATCCTACACCAACTGCTACTTTCTGAGCTCCAGATAAAGATTTATACCATCCAGTTGGCTCTTTTGGCACTTCTGCCGCTCCAGGCATAGGCTTGTGTGGTATAGCTGGCTTACCCCAATAGTTGTCGCCCATTTCATATAGTGCAGATATCTTGTCGCTGGTTTCTTTATGTTTGCCAATTTCGTCAAGTATAGACTTAACTTCGTCTGGATGCACTTCTAATCGTCTTGCTGACGATTGAATAACATCATCTATTGTTGCAGCTGTGTTCTTTGTGTAGTGTGCATCCTGCTGTCTATATACCATCATTGGTCTTCTAACATTATTTGAATCCTTTACTGGCTGCATTGACTTGAAGTCTCTTTGTCCAGTAAGTTTATATCCCGCTGCAGTTTGAGACTCTTCTAATCCAGTTTTTAAACCCTGTATTAATTGCAACCTATGAGCTCGCTTCTGCATCTCTGACGCTTTTAAAAAGACATTTCTATCTTCGTCTGTTAGGGCATTTGCATTTAGTCTATCATGCATGCCAGCTATTTTCTCTTTTGCAATCCTCTCTTGTAACTCAGCATCCTCAAGTCCAGTGTGTGATTCTGCCTTATCCCAGAATAGCTGAGACAGGAATTCTACGTTTGTTCCAACATAGGCATCTTGTTTTCTTAAAAGTCCTTTTTGTGCGGCATTGACGTATAGTGACTTTGTTAAGTCCATCAAGTCTACTGATATTCCTTTTTTAGAGGTTGCCACATGATGTATGTAGCTATCTATAATACCCTGATGGTATTTTGCAACTTCATCAAATGAGCCAGAACCAGCAAGATACTTCTCAAATGCATGTCCAGCTTGTGCTTTCAATGTTGTTATTTCTGGTGGAGAATATAGGAATCCAGCAAACTTATCGGTATAGTCTGTTCTAAATTCCATACCATTCTTTGCTTTGTCAAATACTCCATGGTCTTGAAATAATTTTGTCAAGAAGGAATCTTCAAATCTGGCATTTTGTATCAGCGTAAACTTTGGATTATTCGGCTCTCCAAGAGCGCCAATTATGTTGGATATGTATCTTGCTCCGCCAGCGCTAGAAATGGCCCTACCTTTATGAATTGCATCATATAGCGCATCAAAGTTTCCTAGCTTGGCCTGTTTCTTACCGAAATCATTTGACTCCAGCTGCGCCTTAAGCCTATCTACTACCTTTTGTCTTCTCTCCAATATATTGGCGTCTTTAGTGTAGCCAGGAACATAGTCAGCATCATCCACTAAGAATAAGTTTTTCTTTTTGCCATTGCTCCATTTTAAACCAACGTTCCATATTTTGTCCTTAGCGGCATCTCTGCCGCTAGTTTCAATGTCTATTGATATTGAGCTGTGATTTTCAAATAGACTAGATATTTTATTTGTAGACTTGCCGCCGCTAGGCGCTGGTTGTGGCTCTGGTGGAGGCTTAGCACCGCCAGGAGGCGGTGTACTTCCGCCATTGTTAGCACCGCCAGGAGGCGGTGTACTTCCGCCATTGTTAGCACCGCCAGGAGGCGGTGTACTTCCGCTCTTTTGGGCCTTGGCTGCATCATACATTCTTTGAGATACTGCCGACACAGTGGTAATAATCTTGTTGTATGCATCTTTGTCGCTATGACTAACACCATACAGGCCGCTAGCATCACCAACTATTTTATGTATATCGTGAAAATGGCCAAGCTCTGCATCTTGGCCTATTGAGTACGGTCTTAAGTCTCCTATGTTTTTATCTAATGCTTCTCCAATTTTTTTAAAGTATGGATTATTGTAATATGATGCTATCTCTGCTTGTGTTGTTTTATTAATCCATCCATCCTCACCTACACCAAAAAAAGGATACCATTTCCCAGCTGGAACATTCTTTTTCCCAGCCTGACCAGTTGACAAGTAGAATGGAACTTTTTCACCAAGTACATTAGCCAATACCATTTTTCTATCAGAAAAATCTATCATGTCTAATTTTGCACCATCAACATCATAGTGCAGTAGTTTGCCAGCTGCTACTTGTTTGTTAATCCAGTCTGAAACACTATTAAAGTCGATACTCATATTCTTTTAAGAACCTCTTGATATTCTTTTAAGCTAGCAAATATATCTTCTTCTGTTATGAAGTGATAGGTAGCATTCATTCTTTGAATCTTAATAAAGGCTCTGCATCCAGCAGCTTTGGATTGCACATCTAAGTTTCTTAACATTGCCTTTGGTTTGATTTCGTATATTCTTAACGTACCATCTTTATACAATACAACTATGTCTGGCTTATATACTCTTTGTTTCCCTCTGCTATCTACATATGGCACTTGAAATGGTTCAACTATAAATTGAACCACTGTGTCGTCATTTTCCAACTTAGTAAAAAATGCATATTCATATGCCGACCTATAAACATAAGAACTTTTGTTTTTGGCAGAAACAAAATGCCCAGTGCGATACTTACCGTTGCCACGTTCATCTTGTTTGTTAAAATACACATTTGTCTCCTTAGACATATTGGTTCACCTATTAAGATAGTCTTACTGATTCGCCTTCTACTGTTACGGACGATACATCTCTGTTTAATTTTTCAAGCTTTTCTTTTAGTTCAGATATTCTACTTGCTGTGTCTGTGCCAGTAACAACATTTGCTATGGCTTTAATCTTTTCTTTGCGAGTTGCCATTAGTGCTTCAAGCACTTTCATTCTTTGTTTTTTTAAACGCTCCTTCAAATCAAACGCTCTTGAAACTTCAAGATTTGATATAACATTTCCAGCTGGATCAACGCCAGTCATAACTTCTTGCAGCAATGTTTGATGATTTTCTGCTAAATATTTTGTAACTCTCATTTCGTAAATATCTAGCTCAGCTAATTCCGATATTAAATGCACCTCTGTTATTCTTTGTGGATTGACATCAAACTCTTCAAAATATTGCGACATCCAATACTCTATTAGTTGTGATTCAACAAGACAATTATGTGTAATAATTCCATTTGCAATGTATGTTGGATGCTTATCTATATTCATACTATAAACCATGCCATC